CTCCATACATATATTTTAAAAGAGTTTTGTTCCAAGATGCCATAGCTCTCATCCAATTTTCTTTTAAAAGTTTCTTTTTTGTAAAGTCAATTTCAAACATATGTCAAAGCCTCGTATTAATTTAATTAGTTAAAAAAGAAAAAACCCGACTATCTTCGGGCTCTTCTTGCTTGTTGTTCATGTAATTTCTTTTCTTCTTCAAACTGTTTAACCATTCTTTCAAAGAACCAGTACCTTAATCCGACTGGCAAGCTGTAAACTTCTGTAAAACTCCAATTACCATGATGTAACATACTGAAAATCTGTTCGTAAACAGATTCCATATATTTAGGACTTAGGCCAAAGAAAGTCTGCCCCGAAAGGCACCTCCAGTTCTTGCTCATATTTGCAAGAATGACAAATAAAATTATCATAAATTCTAAGAGACGGTGCAATACTATTGTAAAATTTTCTTAAAAACTTAGAATCTGCAACAGGCATCAAATCAATGAACTTATGTACAAGATCTTTATCTGAAACACTATTAGCAGAAACAATCATCATTTTATATTGGTCTGATAATAGCACATCTTTTGAGTTGTTATCAGATATTTTTTTTATATAATTTTTCTCTTCAAAACCAGTTAAAATTTTTATTTCTAAAAGTACTTTAGATACTGGAAGCTCAACTATTAAATAACCTTTATCATTAAAAAGAGTGTTGTTATCATAGTTTCCTTCAAAAACTTCTTTATTGTTTAAGTCAAAAGTAAAGCTTTGTTTTGTTCCACAATTAGGGCAAGTTATTTTTGCATCATATAAATTACCATAAGCTAAAATTCTGGATTCAATTATTATGGCATTTTTATCTGCTATTAATAAATCATCTGGTTTTATGGTTTTGTCAACTATAATGTTTTCTAAGAATCTATCTATAGCAATTCCTTTTTTTAATAAAGATTGAGAAGACAATGTGTCTTCATCTTTTGCCGTCATTAATTTTATTTCAATAGAATCTTTGTTATAAAGAATATGACTTTTATCATAAAATTTTCCTTTTGAAGGAAGATCAACAAAATGAGTTGGTCTGACAAAGTCAAATAAACCATTGTGTTCACCTTTGTTTATTGTACTTTTAGGTTCTTCTGGTGCTAAAAGTCTATCATTGTTTCTATTACTCATTATTACCTCTTTTTTTATTTAATAGTTTGAGTGGTTATTGTCACAGAGCCTTCACTCTGTTCTGGTTTCATAGTTATACTTATGATCATGGGCTCCTCAGAAGAGTAGTCTAATTGTCCAAAATCAACTTGTTCAAGTATAGGTTTGTTTATAGTCCATTTGTTTACATACTTTGAACTTTCTTCTGCATTATCACTAGGAAGTTTTTTACTGGTATATATTTTATAAATGTTTACTTGTGTTGGTCTTACTGTGATGCCCCATCTGTTATTAATAACATCTAGAGGTCCAAGATTAGGGTTTATAGCATGTCCTGCAAAATTTCCTCCCTCACTACTAATCCATTGAGAAATGGTAAAAGCTGTTGAGGCTTTAGTATCGTCTACTTCCCAAAAACCTTTAATTCCGTTTTCTTCTTTGTATGTTATACCTACTAAGTCATAAAGATCTATTTTAAAACTATTCCATATCTTAGCACCGGCACTAGTTTCTTTTATATTACCATATTCATCAGTAATAATTTCTTGACCAAAAGTTGGTAGCTGAACGCTCTTTACTTCCCATGCAACGTAAGATTTTTCATCGATTAGAAACTCAACATAAAAATTAAATGGCTTTTGTGTAGCAATGTTCCTAGGAGTCCAAAATGTCATTTATACCTCAAGTTATTGAAAATAAGCTCTATTAAGATGTTCGACTTCACAACTAGCCCAGTCATACTTAAATGTTATGTTGATTTCTCTCATGTCCTCAGATTGATAATCAAAATCTCCAAATTTTACATTTGTAACAAATGCATTATTAAGTGTCCACCTTTCTAAAACTTCATTACCATCTTGGCTAATTGCTTCTAAAATAACATTACCATTGTTATTAACCAAATCAGCTTTTGAAAAAGTGTCAAAGTCATTTGGACCTGCACCAGTTTTAGGAATATTATAACCAGAAAGCTCTAATAGATTTAATGTCTTGTTGACGACGTCATCATCACCAGCAGGATCTACTAATACTATTTCAACATCTGACCATTTAATTTTTCCTGGGTAGTGAAATACGTGATCACTAAAATGATGTTCAATAGAAGATATCTCAAATGAAGGTGCTGTAATAGACTTACAATACCAAGCTACTGATTGATCAAAAATCTGAACTCTAAATCTAAATTTTCTTTTTGGTTCTGTGTTTTTATCTGTCCAAAAGGCCATGTTGTGTTACTCCTGTAAATTTTATAATAATTAGTTTTGTTTTTAGAATTCCACACCAGATCTTGAGATTACAAAATCAATTGCAATAAATTCTATTGCTCTGGTTGGTTTAATAAAGATTTTAGCATACAAAATATTTCTATCAACCAAATCTGCGGTTGTTGTTTTCTCATCCAAAACTAATTTA